GAAGGAAGACCCGGCGTTCGCCCGCATGGAGCGTCAGGCCAAGCCTGCCGAGCCGGAAGATGAGGACGAGGTCGAAGTCACCCCGACGCCTGAGCCCGAGCCGGTGAAGAAGACCCGCAAGCGCAAGGCCACCGCGTCGGCGGACGAGATCGCCGCTGCGGTCGGTGAGCCCGAGCAGCCTGTGGCCGAGGAAGCCCAGCCGGACACCCCGCCCGCCACCGTCCGTAAGGGCTTCGGCGCCAAGAAGGCCAAGGCCGCCACCGCTCAGGCCGCGCCGGCTGAGGAGGCCTCCGACCCGTCGCTGGGCGACGCCGCCTTGCAGGAGTTGGACGACGTGCTCAAGGGGTTCGACGACGGCGACGACGACGAGTAGTCGCACGCCTTAGGGTCCGGCTTCGGCCGGACCCGCCCCGCTTAAGGAGACAACCCGATGGAAACTATCGACTTCGCCCCCGTGAAAGCGGCGGACCTGAAGCCGTCTGATCTGGCCATGCTGGTGGGTGTGGGACGCGTGTCCTGTTCATACTGGCTCAACGGGCACAAGCAGCCCCACACCCTCCACCATGCGAAGGTCCGGCGGATCGTTGACGCTATCGCCAAGGCCACACAGAGTGGCCTGCTGCCGGTGCCGATCAATACGATGCGCCGTGAGCGAGCTCACTACATCCGGCAGGCGGTCGCCAAAGCCGCCAGCTGACCCCAGTCGAAATTCACGAGGGCTACGTGGACGATCTCACGTTCTTCAACACCGTCCTCCCATCGCAAGGCCTGAGGGTCGCCGCGATCCCCCACGAGAACAGGGGTTTTCGACATTCCTGGGGTCCTGACAATGCGTGGTTGGTCAAAAAAACCCATGACCTAGATGCGCTGCCTAACGCCCATGTCTACTACGGGTGCTCGTCCTTCCAGCCCGGACCACATCATCTAGGGAAATATCACCGGCGCCAGGAGTACGTCCTGCTGGTGCGATCGTTCTGGGTTGACCTCGATGTCGGCAAGTCCTTGCCGAACAAGCCGCCAAAGTACGCCACCCAGCGCGAAGCGGCCGACGCCATCGTGGCCTTCGCCGCGAACACTGGCCTCCCGACCCCCATGCTGGTGTCGAGCGGGGGCGGGGTCCACGCCTACTGGCCGATGGACCGGGACATGACGGTCGCCGAGTGGAAGCCCCTGGCGCAGGCCCTCAAGCGGGCGCTGACGGCCGCTGGCGTTCTCTTCGACCCAACCCGCACGGCTGACGAGGCGAGCGTCCTGCGGCCTCCTGGGACGACGAACCGCAAGGGCAAGGATCGCGCCGTGACCGTGGTCCTCGACCGAGGCCAGACCAGTTTCGACAACATGGCCGCCAAGCTGGCCCCGATGGTCCAGGCTGCCGCCGTCTCGTCGGCCTCGCCTATCCTGCCCGGCAAGCTGTCGGCCCAGAACTCGGCGCTCGGCGGGGGCATGGGGCCTGACCCGTCGTCGGCCCTGATGATCGCCGACAACTGCGCCGTCATCGGGATGATGCGGGACACGCGTGGCCTCGTCGATCAGCCCACTTGGTATCACTCGCTCGGCGTGCTGGTTCACACGGTCGAGGCCCCTGAAATCTGCCACGAGTGGTCGAAGGGGGACGACCGCTACACTGCCGCCGAGACCGACGAGAAGCTGGCCCAGGTGGCCAACCACGGCGCGACCACTTGCGCCAAGCTGTCCGAGTATCAGTCCGAGGCGTGCGCGGCCTGCCCGTTCTGGGGGAAGATCAAGAGCCCGGTCCAGCTGGGGCGTCCGCGCCAGAGCGACCCGGGCGAGGCCGAGGCCAAGGAGATCACGTCCAAGCTGTTCGGCGGCGGTGCGACGGCCGGCGGCGACGTCCAGAGCGACGACATGCCGAACGGCTTCGGGCAGCGGGTGGAGCACGGCCATCCGGTGCTGACCCACTTCGTCCCCGCCGACGGTGACAAGCCCAAGCGCTGGGACGTATTCTGCGAGACGTTCTTCAGGCCGCTGTTCAACTACGAGGTCGACGGCGCCCACTTCAACGACTGGGTGGCGCTCGGCCGAGACGGCAAAGAGAGGACCTTCACGATGGAGGGCGGAACAATCGGAGCCGGCGGCGCACCCCTGGCCAAGGCGCTCGGAGAGCGCGGCATCATGATCATCCCTGGCAAGGGGCGGGTCATGGACAGCTACATGAACCGGTGGATGGCCCACCTCACCCGCACCACCGCGCTGGTGAAGGCCTACAGCAGCTTCGGCTGGGCTGGCGATGTGTTCGTCACCGGCGGCGTCGTGGTCAACCCGGACGGCGCGGACACGCCGGCGGTCATGGCTGGCGTGGCCAAGCAGCGCAAGGACGCCGTCACGCTCAAAGGCGATCTGGAGACCTGGGTGCAGCTGGTCGATAAGGCCTACAACGCCCCCGGCCAGGAAGCCTTCCAGTTCCAGCTGGCGTGCGGGTTCGCCGCGCCCCTGCTCAGCCTGATGGATCAGGTCCGAGGGGTCACGGTCTACGCCCACTCGGCCGGGTCCGGCGTCGGCAAGTCCACCGTGCAGAAGGTGGCGCTCAGCGCCTGGGGCGACCCGGACATGATGATGCTGGCCCAGAACAAGGTCACGCATAACGCGCTGTGGGGCCTGCTCGGGGCCTACAACTCCCTACCCATCGTCTACGACGAGTTGACCAACGTGAAGAACGACGAGGTGTCAGAACTCGTCTTCTCGATGTCGTCCGGCCGCGCCAAGGAACGGCTGCGCAACACCGGTCAGCTTCAAGACAACAACTCCAACTGGTCGACCATCCTGATGGCCAGCGGGAACACCCTGCTGTCGGAGAAGCTGGCCGCCCACCGCGACAACGCCTCGGCCGAGATGAGCCGCCTGTTCGAGTTCACCCTGAACGCCGACCCCCACCTGAGCGTCGTCGACGCCAACGATCTGTTCCCTCAGTTCGACCGCCATTACGGCCACGCTGGTCTGGCCTTCGCCCGCTACATCGTGGCGAACAAGGCCAAGGTGACGGACTACCTGCGCAAGGTGCAGAAGCAGGTCGTGGCCGAGTTTCAGATGGAGCAGGTTGACCGGCACTGGTCAGCCCTGTTCGCCTCGGTGCTGGTGGCGCTCTACGTCTGCCGCGCCCTGCGGCTGGTGGCCTTCGAGGTCGCGCCGATCAAGGCGTGGATGCACGACCGCCTTGCCGAGAACCGGAACCAGAAGACGGCCCTGGTGCTCAGCGACGAGGAGAAGCTGGACCAGATGCTGCGGGACCTGTGGCCGGACGTGCTGGTCACTGTCGGCCGGGGCACGCGCAACAGCCCGTCCCAGCCGGTGATCGACAAGCCGCTCAACCGGGGCACCATCATCGGGCGCGGGATCATCGCCGACGCCAGCGGCCCCGAGGAACTGTGGATCAGCCGCCCGTCCATCCGCGAGTGGGCCGCCAAGCGGTCGGTCAACTACAACGACTTGCTCCAGGGCGCCGTCAACCTGGGCTGGGCGTTCCCGAGGGACGACCACCGGTTCAACCTCGGGGTCGGCACGGTCGGCCTCGTCACCGGCACGCACGTCATGTGCTGGCGGTTCCGGCCTGACCAGATGCCGGCGGCGGTCGCGACCCTGACCACCCCTGGCAGCAACGTGGTGTCGCTGAACCATGGGCTGACGGGCGGCAAGCCCTAAGGCGTGGCGTCCAATGCGTCCTGCGGAGTGTCGGCGTAGAGCATCTGCAAGGCCAGGGTCCGGTTGGCCGCCGTGGTCGGCACGCCGCCGATCACGTTCCGCTCCCGCTTCGCCTGGGCGCTCGGGGCCTTGAGCAGGGTCGACAGCGGCTGGCGCTTGATCCCGTCCCGGGCGCGGGCGTCTTGGACGGCCTCGAATTCCTCGCGTACCGCACGGACCTTGGCGGGGTCCTTGCTCTCCACGGCCTTGATGTACTTGCTCTTCAGCTTGGAGGTCTGGGCGTCGTAATACTCGCCGATGGCGTAGTCCTTCGACCGGCGCTCGGCTTGGTTGGTCAGCGAGCGCGGCCGGACACCCATCGCGGTGTAGAAGCCGTCCAGACCTGAGATGTCCTCGGGCGGCATGAGCACGTCGCCCTTCTTGTCCGTCAGGCCTTCGGTCTCCAGGCGGAAGGCCTTGGCGCTGTTGGCGAACACGCCGGGCATCAGGCTCTCGGCCACGCGGCCCCAGTCGCCCTTCTCGGCGAAGCCCCAGCCGTCGATGGCCTTGGTCATCATGCCGCCGGACGGGCCCAACATCAGCTGGCCCATCGTCTCGTAGAACTTCTCCTTGTTGGTCACGGCCGCCGGCAGATCGCTGTAGGGCGCCAGGGAGAGGATGTTGCCCATGCCCAGGCGGTCGCTGGTGTCCATGCTCAGCAGGGCGTAGGGCGCACCCTTGTAGAGCAGGTCGGCCAGCCAATCGCGCTTCTCGCCTTCGCCGCCAGCGCCCAGGGCTTCCTTCAGGTCCTCCTGCCAGTTGTTCCAGTCCTTGTCGTCGTCATCGTCGAGCATGTTCAACAGCGCGCCGATGACCGGGCCCAGCAGCGCCGCGCCCGGCTGGCCGACGATCCCACCGATGGCCGCCATGTGGGCGCTGAGGAAGGCGAGGGCCTTGAAGCCCTGCACCTTCTCCTCACGTGTCGCGCCGGCGAAGGCCATGCGGAACTGCCGCGCCACCAGCTGGCCCATGATCAGCTGGAACTTGCGGAACTGAAGGGCGACCTTGCCGAAGTTCCCGGCCACGTGGAAAGGCGTCGGGGAGTTGATGCCTGAGTAGTCTCCGTGCGCCTCGTAGATCATCTGCGAGGCGATCTCGCGCGCCTCGGTCTCGGTCTTGCCGTCAGCGATGGCCAGCTTGTAGGTCGCGATGCCGGTGACGACGCGGTTCGCCACCTCGACGCGCTGCGGCATCATGCGCAGAAACGCGTCCACCTTGTTCCACGTCTGCGGCAGGACGCCGTCGCCGTTCACTTCCCAGTGGCCGTTCTCAGCGGCGAAGCCGGCGTCGAGGCGGCCGCGCTTGGCGAGATATTCCAACACGCCGTGCAGTTCCTTGGGGGCGTTCTTGAAGTCGATCCGCTCGTTCAGCTTGGTGCCCTTGGTCATCTTGCCGAACATCGAGTAGGCGGCCCAGGTCTCCCGGTTCGCAGCCCCGTAGCCGTACTTCGACGCCATGAGCGGCACGGCGATCAGCGAGTGCTGGGTGGCGTTCTGGAGGTAGTAGAAGGGCGACGTCAGCAGGGTCCAGATCGACACCGCGCGCACCGCGCGATCGATCACGCGGCTGGGCTTGGCGCCCACCGTCGAGGAGTAGCGGAACATCACCTCGTTGACGCCGCGCTGGGCGTCCTGGCGCTTGTCGTAGTCGGCGTTCGAGGTCTCGTCCTTCATGGCGTAGATCGCGCTGGTGATCTGCGGCCCGTTGGAGATCGAGGCGATGTAGTTGGCCATGGCCGAGCCACGCGTGACGAAGGCGTGCATCATGTCCACGACCTCGCCGGTGACGGGGTCCCTGAGCGGCACGTTCTTCCGGCCCAGTTCAGCCTTGCGGGCCGAAGCCTCCGACAGCGAGGACAGGTAGAGGTCCGTGACCAGACGGTCCATCCGCTGGGCCGCGCTCTTCCCCAGCTTGCCCTCGCCGGGCTTCGCCTTGGTGGCGGCGTTGATGGCCTTCTTGACCTGATCGAAGGCCAGGAACAGTTCCTCGCCGACGATGGCTCCGTCCTCAACCTTGCCGCGCTCGAACTGGTAGACGTTTTTCGGCCCGAACTTGGTGGCGACGTGGGAGGCCAGCGCCTCGGCCTCGGCCAAGGTGTCACGGAAGTCGACGTAGTGGTGCTCAGGATCGTCGGCCATCTTGTCGAGGGCCTTCTGATCCTTGGCCTTCTCGGCCGCCTTGTAGGTGTCGCTCTTGCCGACCACCGCCCAGGCGCCCTCGCGGGCGATGGGGGTGTAGGGCGTACCGGCCTGGGTGTCGAAGACCCGCGAGAAGTTCTTCAGCGCCCGCTCCCAGTCGTCTTTGATGCGCTTCGTCTGCTCCTCGGTCGTGGCCACGTCCAGCAGCGGCTTGTACTCGGCGTCGATGGTCTTCACGACCTCACGGTATAGCTTCTGACGGCCCTCGTGGTTGAAGAGGAAGACGTCCCTGATGACGTCGGCAGCCTTCTTGGACTGCGCCTCAATGGCCTTGAACATCTTGGCCATCTCAGGATCGATCGTCACTCCACCTTCGACGTAGCCAGGGTCGTAGCCCCACTTCCCGCTGGTGGTGCTCGCCAGCAGGTAGTCGGAGATCGAGCCCGGCTTGGTCCCCTTCAGCTTCGCCGGCAGGGACTGGTAGACGGACTTGATGTTGGCCAGCCGCTCTTCAAACTCGCGGGCTTCGGCGTGGCCGTTGGAGACCAGATCGATCAACTTGCGCGCCGACGGGACCACCGCGCCCAGGCGGTTGGCGATGTCCTCGGTGCCGGACAACCACATCTGCATCTTCTTCAGCAGTTCGCGGCCGGACACGTCGACGGCCACCTTCGCCTTGTTGACGGCGGTGCGGCGGGCGTAGGCCTCGGGGGTCTTCTTCTCAGCCTTCACGCGCTGGAACTTGTCGCCGAACGCTGCGCGATCCAGCTTCTCTCCCCGGTCGTAGGCGGTGACGCGTGCGGCCGTGTCGAAGTCGGGCGTGTCGAGGGCGCCGGCCTTGAGCACCGACCACCCTGCATCAGCGATCTCGGACAGCGCGCTGATCGGCGGCTTCACACCGAACAGGCTGCGGATCATCCCCATGATCTTGGCCCAGATCGACGTCGGGTTCGCCGGGGCGATCTTGTTGCCCTTGATGTCGTGGGTGCGCAGGAAGTTCTGGAGGGCGTCGTCGGTGAACACGCGGACGAACAGTTCGTCAGGGTCGGCGGCCGCCTCGATGGCCCAGATGTTCTCGTCGATCTCCTTCAGCAGGTTGGGGTGCTTGTCCTGCATCATCGTGTGGAAGTCGAACCACAGATTGCGGAAGGCCTCGTTGAACTTGTCACCCGACTGCCGCTTGGCCCCGATCAGATCGAGGTTTGTGGGGACCCCTCCGATGTCGAGGGTGTTGTAGCGGCCAGCGACCCACGAGTGCAGGGCCTCGTGGAGGATGGTCTCCTCGGACACGCCCGACGGCCCGTTGGTGGTCTTGTAGAGCAGCACGTTGCCGGTCTTGGTGTTGGTGACGCCGAGCGTGTTCAGGCTGGCGTTGCCCTCGTCTGAGACTTGGATCGTCGTCCCTTTGGCGAAGCCGCCCAGCAGCATCAGCCGCGCCAGTTCGCGATACTGAGGGTTCTTCGTGGTCTTCATGACGGCGCGGACGACGTTGTCCAGCTTGCCGGTCTTGAGCGCTTCGTCGACAACGGCCACGCCGTCGACATTGGTGCGGGCCTGGGCTTGGAAGGCCGCGCTGCCCATAGCGCCGGCGGCCAGTCCGGCCAGCCCTCGACGGGTGACGGCTTGTTGCTTGGTCTCGCCGCTCAGCAGCGCCAGTTCGGCGGCGATGTTGTCGGTCGGCACGCGCTGCACGACGCCGCCGCGCACGGTCTCGGCCGTCACCTTGTCGGTCAGGGACTTGGCCTGGAGGGGCGTAATCTCGCCGGCGTTGCGCGCCTTGGCGATGTCCTTCATCAGGGCCTGACGCTCTTCGTCCACGTCCTCGTCGGTCTGGGCCTTCGCTTCGGCCTCAGCCTTCTTGGCGCGCAGCTTCATCAGCGCATCGGCAGACGCCGGCTTGGTTGGGGCCTTAGGCGTGGGGGCCTTGGCCTTCTCGACGGGCTTAGGGGCAGGCTTCGGCGCGGCCTTCGCCGCTGGCGCTGGGGCCTTCTTGGCGGGCGGGGCTACGGGCTCAGGCTTCTTCGCCTCGACCGCCTTGCGCGCGGCGACAGGCAGGCCGGCACGCTTCTGAGCGGCGCGCTCCTGGGTCTCCCGCTGGCGCTCTACGCTGGCGGACTTGAGCTTACGACGCGTCTCACGGGGACCGGCCGGACGCGCTGGCGGCGTGCTGGCTTCGGCCTCGCGGGCTTGCTGCTCGCGCTCGGCGGCGGCGAATTTCTTACCTCGCTCGAAATTGTAGAGGGTCGCGCCCTTGGTGGCGGTCGGGGTCTCATGGTCCTGGCCGAGCTCGGCCTTCATCCCCTCGCGGAACCACTTGGCCTGCACGGGGCCAAGGCTCTGGGTGGCGATGTGAGCGTCTGCACGGGCCGACGTGCTCGCAGCCGCTCGCTCTTGCGGAGTGGGAGCGGGCGCGGGCGTCTCGGTAGGCTTGGTCTGCGCTGTCGGCTCGGTGGGCTGTACGGGCTCAGGAGCGGGCGCTGGGCGCTCTCTGACGCCCAGGCTGGTGTCCTGTGCCGGAAGGGCCGCTTGCTGGGCCTGAGCCTCAGCCAAGGCCTCGCGGCGACGGAAGCTCTCTTCCATCCGCAGGGTGCGTTCTTCGGACGGGCCCAGAGCTTCGGGCAGGCCCATGTCGCGCAGGGTCTCGGCGAAGTCGGCGCGAGGGTTGGCGCTCTTGGAGGCGATCACCCGGGCCAGCACCTTGCCGCGCTCGGCCGCCTCGGCGGCGGCGTCGACGCGGGGCTGCACCTGGGCGAGTTGCGCCTGCTCCATCTGCGAACGGGCCGACAGGTCGTTGGCCCTAGCCTGCGCGCCTTCAGTGGCCAACTGCTCGCCCAGCTGCGCCAGTTCCGGGTTGACCTGAGGGCCAGCCGGCAGACGGTCTGCGCGCAGCGGGGGAGCCTCAGTAACGATCTCTGGGCCACGTGCCTTGGCCAGCCGCTCGGCCGTCTCGACGGCGGCCATGATGGTGCGTTCGCGCGACGCCAGCCTGCGCTGCTGATCGGACACATCCTCAGGCAGCAGCCGGTCCTCGATCTCGGCGAGGCTGTCGAAGTCTGCTTGCAGGCGTTCGCGCTCGCGGCCGATAGCCGCCGCAGCCTGCTCGCCTCCCTTGGCGATTTCCGGCGCCAGACTGTCAGCGGTCGTTTCGTCGACGTCGTCGCCAGCGAGCTCATCGATGCGGGCGCGCAGTTCGTCAGCCGTGAAGCTGACCTCATCGCCGGCGCGGCCGGGGGTCCCTGCGGCCGGACCTTCCGTGATCTCGTAGTCGCCGCGACGCGCCATGGCTGCGGCGAACTTCTGGACGTACTCCTCGCCCGACGTGCCCAGCACATCCCGGGCCTTGCTTCCGGTGCGGCGGGGACGGCCGGTGAACCACGCGCTCGCGGCGTCCTCGGCGTTGCCGAACCGCTCGACCAGACCACCGAACACGTGGTCGAACACGCGGTCCTGCGCCTCGGGATCAGCCAGGAATTCCTGAGGCGCCATCTCACGGCCCAGGGCTTCACGCGTCCACTGCGGCAGGTTGCGGCCCATCATCTGGTACTTGCCGTAGGCCCTGTCGCCTCGCTTCGTCACCGGGCCGACAGCCTGATAGTCGCCGCTGCCCCGGCTCTCGATGTCCGCGATGGCCGGGCCGTAGACTTGGCTCGGACGTCCCTTCCGCTGATCGGTCAGGCGCAGATGTTCGACCGGGGCCTCGCCACGGATCGGCCCATCGACCGGGGCCGTCAGGCGCTTAGGCTCTGGGGCCGGCAGCGCCAGCATGTCGGTCGACGCGCCGGGGGTTTCATCCACAGGCCGGGCGCGGGTCTCATCTTCGGGCAGGGTCTGCGGCTTGGCGCGCAGATGCTCGTTGCCAAACGTCTGCTCGGCCGCGCCGGCCACCGTACCGCCGACTAGGCCCTTGATGCCGGACATGCCGTAGCGTTCGAGCGAGCCTTCGCCCCCGATCTCGCCACGCGTTCCGTAGTCCTCAACGACGTCCTGGCCTGTCTCGACGCCGCCTTCGACGAGCCCCGCCACGACCGGACGCTTGACGATGCCGAGGCCGCTCTTCTTCAGGCCGCCGGTGGCGAACCTACGAACCACGCCGGCCTCGGGACCGATCAGGTCCAGGGCGGCAGAGCCGCTGGCCGCCAGGGCGGCGCGACCACGGTTCTCAGTCCCCGCCTCGTCCTGACCAGACCGCTGTCCGCCGTAGCTCTGTATCCAGCTGGGCGCGAACGCCCCGATGCCGGCGCCAATAGCCGCGCCCGGGATTGCGCCGATCCCTTCGAACGGTGCACCGGCCATCGCGCCGAGCCGCGCGCCGGCCATAGCGCCAGCGCCGCTGATCCCTAGCTGCGGAGCCAGTTCAGCCAGGGTCTCCTTGACGAACTGAACCGGGTGCCGGCCGATATCGCCCAGGGTCATGACATCGGCAGGGTTATCGGCGACCACCTTCTCGCCGTAGGCCTGGATGCCCTCAGTCGGCAGGCCGACGTCCTGCGCAGCGCGGGCGAAGGACGCGAGCGCGCCGCCAGCCCCACGCTTGACGCCCTGGATGATGGTCGAGGGCTTGTCTTTAGCGGCCTCTTCCTCAGCGCCGGCGGTCCTGCGGCGACCAGACAGATCGGGCAGCACGTAGGGCGCAGCGGTCGTGGTGCCAGCGGGCGCCCACGATCCTCCGAAGTCGGCGGGGTCCGGCAGATTGCTGCGGCGGGGTTCGCGCGCCATTTACTTGCTCGCTGGTTGAAGCCGCCGCAGTTGCCGTTCGAACTCTTCTACACGAGAACGCGTCGCGCCCATCTGGATGGACTTCAGTGCCGGCGTCTGGCCTTTGTTGCGGCGGGCGTCGAACACGCGAAGCGCCTCTTTGTCCTCGTTGTACTGCTTGATGCGTTTGGGATCGTCAGTGAACAGCTTGGCGGTCGCGGACTGACGGCCAGCCTCGGTGGCGGGCCGCTGCACAGGCGCCCTCGGCGCGGCAGGCGCGGCGGTAGGCTTCGCCGCCGGGGCGGTCCCCGGCTTCGCGGCAGGCGCGGCGGCCCCCGCTGTACCCGGCTTGACCTTCCTGGCGTCCTGCACCCTGCGGATAGCGGTGCCGGCGGCGACCGGATCGGGGTAGGCGATCTGGGCGTAACCGTAGGCCTGACCCTGCGTCGGGAACATCGCACCGACGTTGCCCTGGTTGTCGAGCACGCCGAACGTTTTGCCGCCGCCGGGGGCGTTCACAATCTGCACGAGGCCATGCTTCACCAGCGGGTTGCCTTCCCACTCGTCGCGCTCAGCCTGCTGGTGTTGCAGGCGGTCGTTCACCTGGGTCTTGATCTGGGTCAGGGTCTCGGGATCGCTGGCCGTTTCGGTGGTGATGAAACCCTTCGGGCTCAGGATCGCGTTCTCTTCCGCCCACGACGTGTAGCCGACAGGGTCGAGCAGCGACGCCCCGGGGGCTGAGAACTTCTTCACGCTGTCGCGAAACTGGGTCTCGCGGTCAGCCTCGACCCGCTCGCCTGACGTCTTCTGCCTGATCTGCGCGGTCTGTGCTTCAGCCAGTCCCCGAGTGGACGCATAGCCAGCGATCTTGGCTTGGCTCTCCATCATCTTGGTGAACTCTTCGCGGCTGTCGGCGATCAGCTTCTCGCGGACCTCAGGCCGCAGAAGCTCGCCGGCGATATTCGCCTTCAGTTCACCCTTCGGCACGTTGCGCAGGACCGTGACCTCGGTGTCCTTGCCGTTCGCGTCCTTCTCGGTGACGGACATGCTCCACGTGCCGTTGCTGTTCTCAGTGATCTTGGTCGGAACGCCGGTGGTCTGCGACGCCATGTAGCTGAGATTGGCGGGGCTGGCGGTGTCGAACGCCCGGAGCTTCCGATCGATCACCAAGTCGCCGTACTGCTTGTAGTGCTCGTTGGCCTTGTCGGGCTGACGCGCCTCAGCGTAGGCCTTGGCCAGATACAGCTGCCGATCGATTTCCGTGGCCGGACGCATCTTCTGACCGCCGCTGCCTGCAACGGGCACAGTGTCGGGGGTCGCGGGCTCGGGCCCGGCCGCAGGAGCAGCGGCCGGGGCGGGCGGCGCGCTCGCGGCAGCCCCCATGAGACCCGGCATGTTCACCTGATCCAGGGGACGCGTCGCTGGCGTCTCGGCGGCAGGGGTTGCGGCAGGCGCGGCGGCCGGGGCGGCCAAGCCGAGACCGACCTGGGGCGCAGGCGTCGTCAGGCCAGCGCCGTCGGAGGTCTGACGGATGCTCCGCCTGGAGAACAGCCCGGCCAGCTTGCCGACCAGTCCGGCTTCCTGAGGATCGGCGGCGACCGGGCGCGCAGCGGTGCGTGCGGCGTAGATGTCCTCGACGCTGCCGATGGGCTGGTCGATCAACGGTGCGCCGCCGACCGCCCACGCGAGCTTGCCCTCGCGCTCGTCGGCCTCTCGGGCGCGCGTGGCTGCCTCCTCGGCGGCCCTGGCTTGTGCGCGCCGCGCCCGGTTGGCCGTGTCGCTCTCGATGCCTTTGGCTACGCCGCCGGCGAAGTCGCCAAGGCCTTCCAGAAACCCAGCCATCAGATCGGGACCTTGCTGTAGTCGACCATCTTGTACCCGTCAGGGCCCACCATGACCGCGTCAGGGAACAGGAGCTCAACCTCGTCGGCCATGTAGCCGAACCGCAGCGGCGCGCTGGCCGGCTCCCAGATGTAGCGGAACGCCCACAGCACGACGCCGTGCGCCATGGTGGCGAGCCGGTTGGCGTCCTTCTTGAGGCGGCGGTCGGACTTGAAGAGCGAGGTGTTGCCGAGCGCGGCGCTGCCCATCTGCCCGGCCAGCATCCCGATCCCGGCCAGGGGGCTGGACGAGGTGTTCATCGAGGTGTTGCCGAGCGAAGTGTAGGCGTCGAGGTTGGCGCCGTAGCCCTTCTGGGCGATGCCGTAGCCGGTGTTGACGTTGGCTGCGCCGCCGGGGGTCGTGCCGGCCGCCGCCGCTGCGCCGCTCAGGCCCGCGCCGGACGCGCCGCCCGCAGCACCGCCGGCCTGGAGGATGCTGGCGAAGCCGCCGCGCCCGAAGTTGGCGGCGTCGGAGGTCAGCTGCATCCCCAGCGCCTTGGCGCCCTCGCGCGCCCGGGTCGCCGCGCCCGCTTCGGTGGCGGTGTTCATGACCGACGCGTCGCTGCGCGCCGCCAGGGCCGCCGGGCTGGTGGGGTCGATACCGAGGCTGCCCAGCTTGCGAGCCAGGGTCCCGGCCTGGGACTGGGCCGCCGTGCGCACGTCGCCAATCGCGCTGCGCGCCTGCTTCTCCTGCTCCTCGGGGGCCGAATACTCGTCGACCATCTTGTAGTAGCGGTCTTCGGCCGGCACCCCGAGGGTGCGATAGCGTTCGTCCGCCAGCTTGGCTTGGTCGTAGGTCAGATCGAACAGCTGACCCTGCCGCTCGATGTTGGTGTCGCTCTCCTTGATGAGTTGCGACATCGCCGGGGCGACGTACTTGTCAAAGTAGTCGCGGTTCCAGGCTTCCGACCGCTCGGCCAGGGCGACGTTGGCCTTCGCGGCCTCGCCGATCTGGGGGTCGTACTTATTTTTGGAGGCTTTGCAGTACCACCGGTCACGCATAGCGACACTCCTGTCGGAACATTCGATAGATCAACACGTCGCCGCCGTCACGCGCGGCGTGCGTAAGCCGGGCCTCGGGCGTGAACCCGAGGTTGGTGACGAAGCGGCGGCTGCGGTAGTTGCTGTCCTCGACCCAGGCCGAGACGCGGGCGACACCCATGGTCACGAAGGGGAATTTGAACGCCTCGTGGAGGATGTGCCGCGTGCTCCACTTCCCGGTGCCGTCCGAGGCCACGTGCATGAACACGTTCTGGCCGTTGTACTGGTCGTAGCCGATGGCTGCGATGACCTTGTCGTCCCGCAGCTGCACGATCCCCTTCCAGTCCTCGGTCCGGCCCGGGTCGTAGAAGGTGCTTATGAAGGCGTAGGCGGCGTCAGCGTCGGAGACGACGGCGTATCGGACACGTCCGTCGGGCCGGGCACGTGATTTGCGGCGGCGACGAGACCGTTCAGTCGGTGGTTCTCCGCCTGAAGCGCCTGAAGCTGCGCTCCCATTTCGATCACCTGACACGTCAGCATCCCGATGTGGTTCGCGACCGCCTGTTGGACGTTTTGGGCGATCTGCGCGAAGGGGCTCACCCCTTCTTGGGTGGGGCTCTCGTCTTCCATTTGGTTCAAGTCCTCAAGCTATCCTATCACGGACGGGCGATTTCCACCCACCATGCCCGGTCGAAGCCGGCGGTGACGATGGTGCGGTTCTGCGCCGGGATAGACAAGGGTGTCTGTGCGCCGATCAGGGCTCCGGTCTTGACGTTGACCAGTGACGTTTGACCGGTGGCCATGATGCTGACCGGGCCAAGGTAGTTCAGGACCTCAACCGTCTGGCCGTAGGCGAACCCGTCCTGGGTGGGCGAGGGGAACGTCAGCTGGATGCCGGCTTGGTTCAGCTGAATGATGCCGCCGGCGTCGCCTGGGTTGATCGAGCCGGACATGTTGATCAACCGATAGGGCCGCCCGCCCGGGTTGGTGATCGCCTCCCCGAAGGTCTCCTCCAGATTGACCATGACGATCAGCTGGCGACGGACGGCTTGCAGGAACTCGTAGAGCCCCGGGTCCTGCATCTTGGGGACGTCGGGGATGCGCCGCGTCATGTGGCGTGGAGCTCTTCGATGGTCGTGGCGAAGTGGACGCTGCGGACGTTGACGTTGCCGAGGATGGAGAACTCCATCTGCCGCGCCTTGAACGCCGGGATGCGGATGGGGTCGAGCGAGAACGGCCGCAGGTTGGCGCGCAGTTCGCCGCCGTCCCCGTAGATGACGATCTGCAAGGTCCGGGCCGAGGTCGGCCGGGGCAGGTTGTCGAGGATCGAGCCGTTGATCTCCCACTCGTTGAGCGGGGCGCCGTTGATCGCGCCCATCAGGTCGCCGGGATAGTGGGCCGCGTTCCAGGCCGTGACCGCCGCGCGCTCGGCCTCGTAGGCGCTGTTGTCCAGCAGCTGGCTGTAGTCGGCGTCGACACGCAGCAGGCTGAAGGTCCCGGCCACCTCATTGAAGAACCTCTTGGACTTCCACTCGTAGCTGAGCGGCGTCGCCTCGTCGGCGTCCATTTGGTAGACCTTGTGGTCGGTGTCGTGGACGTAGAACATGAACCCGTTGCGGGCGTCGACGTGCAGCGCGATGGCCGGCAGCTGGACGAACGACAGCGCCGGCGGGTCGGTGCGACTGAGCACCAGGGCGCGCGAGGGCGTCTCGTTGGGGAACACCCCGAAGTACCGCCCCTGGAGTACGGCCGCCTTCATGGTCGCCGGGATCAGCGGACGCCACTCGTCGGCGGTGAACAGGTTGGAGGTCGATAGGCCGCGCTCGCTGGGCGACAGCGTCACCAGACCGTTAGGGCTGGCGTAGACCACGCCGTCCTCGTCCGAGGCGATGGTGGCCTTGGCCACGCACGGCTCTTGGAGGGGGATTTTCTCGGTGTACATCTCGCCGGGCACGCCGCCGTGGATGAAGAACGGGGTGGTCCCGGTCATCACAGCGACCGAGGTCCCGACCACGCCCAGGCCGACGATCTTCATGACCGGCAGGGTGATGGCGTAGGCCAGCGGCCACGCGTGCGGCTGATGCGGCTCGGAGAAGTAGACGGTGTTGCCGACGAACCCGGCCAGCGAGCCGCCCGGCAGGGCGACCAGACCGGCGAGGTTAACCGGCGGCGGCAGCCAGCCGATGGTGTCGATCGGTTCGCCCAGCTGGGCGACGGTCAGACTGTCGTCGTAGAAGGTGGTGGCCACTGGGATTTCGGCGACGAACTGGTAGCTGACCGTGGCTGTGCCGACGACCGTCCGATAGATACGGCGGTGGGTGACGTTCTCGCCGGCGGTGGGCCCGTAGAAGTCGGACACCCGCACGGTCGAGCCGACCGGCGGCACGCTGAGCAAGGCGGACGCGGGCGACGGCGCGCTCTCCGAGCGGATGGCGCCGAACACCGAGATGTTGGTGTAGACGTAGGCGCGGCTCTCAGGCGTGCCGGTGCCGACCACCGTCAGGGTGGTGATGGGCGGAGCTCCAGGCGGCGTGATCCCCATCGGCTGGGACGCAGACGGGTAGGGCTCAGCCCCGCCCGTCGCCATAGCCCAGTTAGTCTTCTTCGGCGGCCCGTCACCGGTGTAGTAGATGCGGCTCTCGCCGGCGGCGTCAGCCGTCGGGCTGACCGCGACGTCCACCTCGTTCATCCACAGCAGGAAGGCCGAGGCCCCCGAGTTGTGGAAGAGCCTGTAGAGGGTCTGGTAGGCGGCAGGCGGCGGCGTGTAGGCAAGCAGCGGACCGCGCCAGTACCTGAGCTCTTTAGAGTAGAGCTTAACGTTCAGAGCGGTCTGAGCGAACTGGTCCCCCAACAGGGTGGGGGACAGTCGCGGGATCAGCCCGTCGAACCCAAGGAGCCTGAGCGCGGTCACGCCTTACTTCTTCGCCTTCTCGTCGGCGGCCTTGTTGGCGGCCTTGGTCCGGGCGGCGTCTTCGGGGCGCTCGGTGTTCGGCTTCGGCGTGTCAACGTCGCTGCCGGCCGGCGGCTTCCTGGCGTCTTCGTCTTCCCGGTTTTCCTCGTTGTACTGCTGGGTCATGTGCGAGGCAGGCTGATCCTCGCCGGCGACGTTCGGCATCGGCTCAGTCGGGCGCAGCGCCGCTTCCACGGGATGCGTGCTGAGGATGCTCTTGTCATCGGCGTCTTGCTCGGCCAGGACCCCGTCCTTGACGGCGTTCTTGTCGACTTCAAGCGCGATGCCACGGGCCTCGTCGTCGTCTTCGAGGATCAGGGTGCCCTGAACACTCTTGCCGACCAGCACGTTGCGGCCACCACGGTTGACGATCAGCTGACCGCCGACGCTCTCTGCGCCTTTGATCCGCTTTAGGGCGTCTTCGAATTTCATTGGGTGTCTCCTTTGGGGGGTGGAACGTCCGGCGACCTTAGAAGGATCGGCGATATCTGTAGATGACGTTGATGCTCATCACGTTGGGCGGCGTCGCCCCGTAGTCGATGACCGTCGTCTTGAGGTTGGCCGAGTAATACATCTCGATGTCGATCATGCCCGAGACGCTGACGTTGGCGCTGTAGCCGGTGTTCGGTTCAGCCGACCACACCGTCCCCAGGCCGCCGTCGTCGATGAAGTCGAACTCCCGCGAGATCGCGAAGGGCCCCAGCCCGCCGTAGATCGTCAGCGTGCTGGAGGGCGAGAAGGTGTGGTTGATGTCGCCGCCGTTCTCGCCGAGGTCCGAGGTCGGGTTCACCGCCAAGGACATAGGCGGGTAGGGCGCGCTGCCCGAGCCGACGATCCCCGGCAGGACGTTCAGGATGCCGCTCATGACAGCCCGGGTCCCGAGACCCACCAGATGTTCGCATTGACCTTCATGGCCACGCACATGCCGTTGGCCGCCAGGGTCCGGCCGCCTACCGCGCCCGAGGGGACCCAGACGATCTGCGCGCCGCCCGAGGGCTGGAGGGTCAGGCCACCGGCCAGATTGACGATGTTGATGATGATGCCCCGCTGGAACGGCACGCTGTCGTCGGGCAGGTAGTAGGTGTGACTGCCGGCGTAGTGGACCACCTGCCGTCCGGCGTCGGTGAGGCCCATCACGTAGTTGGCGTTCTGGTCGTTGATGACCATACCGCGATAGCCGGCCCCGCTGGGGTCGCCGTTGTGCTGGGCGGTTAGCAGGTTGCCGAGGTCGGTCCCGTCGACCTGTAGCTTCACCCGGGTCCCGGACCAGCCCATGTAAATCTTGTTGGTCCCCTGGCCCGCGCCGCCGCCTTGCTGGACAGGGCTGAAGCCCAGGTTGGCCTCAGCCGTGCCCGGCCACAGGTGGCTGGCGTTGACCTGACCCGGCTGGATGTTTCGCGCCGTGACCGCGTTGTCGGCTATGGCGGGGTTGGTGACGGCGTTTAGTCCCAGCTTGGCGGCGGTGATCGAGGCGTCCGGGATTTGGGTCGGGTCGAGGGCGCGGTCGCGGATGGCGATCAGGGCGGCCGCCGTCAGGCGATGCTCCACCTTCTCACCTACGCCAAGGTTTCGGGCGACTGTGCCCTCTTGCCCTCGCACCACCGTCAGGGTGTCAGCGATCCGGGCCGTGCACTTGACGATCTCGATGTTGTTCAGGACGTCGACGACAGTGACCGGGAACCACTCTCCAGCCAGGGGCGAGGGGAACCTAGCGCCCTGCCCCGCCGTCAGCGTCAGGGCGGTCGCCCCGGGGCCGTAAGCCGCCGCCAGGGTGCCGACTGCGTTGTTGGTGAAGACGGGCCCAGCCATGACGTTATCCGACCACCACGTTCCAAGTGATCCGCAGGGTGTCGTCGATCCCCTTGTTCACGACGGGGAAGACGGTGCGGGCCATCATCTCGCCGTCGACATCGGCGTTGAAGAGCCCGGCCTCGACCAGGGCGCCGCTCGCCTCGCCGGGTCCGAAGATCGCCACGTAGACGATGGTCAGGTCGACGAGGTCGGCGCTGTCGAACGCCTTGCGCAGCACCTCGGAGACGAGGGCGGTGTCGAGGACGGTGGGCGGGGTGGTGCCCACGCCGACCGCCATGTGGGTGATGGCGTCCAAGGTGGGGGCGACCATCAGCCGGTCGGCGACCAGGGCCTTGCCGACGTTGACGACGAGGTTGTGGATCAGCCTGACCGATCGGCTGCCGTCCGGGCGGATCAGCACGATCTCCAGATGGCCGGTCAGCTTGAGGTGTTCGGCAGGCATCACAGCGCCTCACGGTTGGTGGGGGACGGTACTCGGAGGGGGCGGCGGCTGTCCATCAGGTGATCCCAGCCCCCCTCAGCATGTAGACGCCGCCGACGTAAAGGATTTCGACTGACCCGATAGGCGCGACGACGCGATTGCCAGTCACCGGCCCAGTTGGGGACATCCAGTAGAGGGTGGTCCCGACCTCTTGGTTGATGGTCATAGGCGCTTGGGAGTGGTTGACGACCTCCCAGTGCATCCCGTCGATCAGCCCTGGCTGGGTCGTTGTCGTCGTGACGACAACGAAGGTACAGCCAGGCATGGCGACGAGCGCGCCGTCGTTCGTGGCGACGTCGACCCACGTCCCGGCGTCGGCGTACCGGACCACCTTCTTCGCAAAGCCGAGCGAGAAGCCGCCAGGGCCTTGAGGTAGGGCCGAGGTGAAGCGGTAGTTGTAGCCAGCGCCCGCCGCGAACTGAATGATCTTGAAGGTGGGGTCCGCGTACCCGAAATAGCCGGCTTGGAAATTGTCGGCCTGATGAAACGAGAAGTAGCCCGTATGCGTCGCGTCGCCGCCAAAAATTGACACAAAGCCGGAAGCGTCACCCGCCAGGGCCTTGAAGACCGTTAATGCACTAGTGAAGGTCGCGCGCCCGTCAGACCGCCGTATCTTAAGCGGCATTCCGAGGAACACCCCGGCGTCGTCGTAGGTGTTGATCGTGAAGTCTGAGCCGACGTTGCCGCCCGTCTCGGCCCCTCCGATGTACACGCCCGCACGATAGTTGGCCGGGGCTAGGCCGTTCGCGGCGAAGTAGTGCGCGCCCATCTGGCGAACTTCGCCCACCACGTTGAGGTGGCCGTCTTTCGAAATCGCGACCTTGGCCGCGCTGCCTTTGTAGAAGAACTCCCATGCCTCGCGCGGCACGGACCACTGAAGGCCGGTATCGTTCGGATAGTCGAAGCTGATCCGCGTGTAGTTTCCAGGCCAAACCAGCAGCTGCAATTCGTTGCCTGGGCCGGTAGAGACCGACCCCCCGGGGAAGGCCACCGCGTTGGTCTTGCGGTTGACGATGAGCGTGTTAGCCAGCCACGCCCCGGCGTTGTCGAACGACTGCAAGTAAAGGTCCGAGCCGACGTTGCCGGCCGCCTCGGCGGTCTCAGTCTTGAACCCGAACCGTTTTGCCGCCGGGACCGGAAGCCCGTCGGCAGGCGGCGGCCCAACGAAAAGCGAGAGCGAACCGTTCGGACCCCATGCGCCGAGATCGGTCGTCGCGAAGACGTTGCGGGCGAAGACGTCCCCTGGCCGGAAGTCCTGTCCGGCCGCGTTGGCCGGGACGAAGCCGACGCCCCAGGCGATGATCCCGCCGCCCAGGTCCTTGGCGATCAGCGCCTTGCCGACGTCGCCTACCACCGGCAGCGGTGGGCTGGCTTGGAGCAGGCCTGTGAAGTTGCCGTCCACCTCGTTGTTGGTGAGGGGCGACCCCTTGCCGGCGCGGGTGATGATGGTCGGATACGCCATTAGAAGACCCTGTGCTCCCCGACATAATCGGCCGGGGTCTCGAAGTAGTCGAGGCTGGCGTAGTCGTACCGGGACAGCAGCCCGTTGTCCGACAGGACCAGGGTGTCGGTGAACCTGAGCTCAGGCCGGAAGAAGTAGACGCTGTCTGTAAGGTGGAGCTCGTCGACCAGCACGGTGTGAGCGTCAAGCAGCAGCGACACATTGTCGATCATCGGCAGCGTCGAGAGCAGCCGCATGGCGCCCTTGTAGTCCACCCAGTGGGTGAACGTCAGGTCGCGGGCCTGGACGATGATCAGCAGGTTGTCGCCGCGCGCCATCAGAACTCCTCACGCATCAGGAATTCGAGACGGGTGAAGGGCGTGAAGGTGTTGTCCTGGGCGTAGAAGACCTCGATCTCGCCCAGGTACAGGCCGGGCGCGATGTTGAGGTTGCCCTCGATGAACTGGAAGCGCACTCGGCCGCCCGATCCGGGGACCGGATATTGCGACAGGTCGGCGCGGATCAGGTCGGCCTGAAGCGTCCCTGGCAGGAGCTCCCCCGTCAGCTGGAACAGTACGACGTCGTTCTTGTAGGGCTTGAACTTCAGGAAGACCGTCGCCGCCGAGATGTCGAGCACGGTGTCGGGCTGACGCAGCTGGATGTAGAGCACCGGCCGCGTGTCGCCGACGACGAGATGGATGCGGCCCGTGCTCATACCCACTTCCTCAGCTGGACATGCTGGACGGCCCGGGTGTGGTCGCGCATCCGCCGCGCCTTCGCCTCGCTGACGCCGCCATAGAACCGCCCCCAGAGCATCGGCGCGGCCTGAGGGTCGTAGTAGGGCTGGCCAGCGGTCTCCACCAGCCGCGCTCGCGCGCCGTAGGCGATGGCCTCGCCATAGTAGTTGAACAGGCTGTCGTCGATCTCGGCGGCGTCGACGGTGGGCTGGACGGCGGCGATGATCCTCATCTGGCGCCGGACGATAACCGGCGGGGCGAGCGGGTCCGGGGGATTGAACGGATCGGGCGGCGTGATGCCGAGGTAGTTGTCGTCCGGGCAGGGGACGAGGATCACCTCGTTGGGCTCGATCTGGGTGTAGTAGGTCGGCACGCCCTCACGGTCGGTCCAGTCCACGCCGTACAGCTGATCGAGCTCGTCCTTAGTCTTCGGGACCAGCACCCGGTTGCGGTCGTCGATCTCGATCCGCATCACCAGGGTCGGCACCGTGTTAGGCGGGGTCTCGACCTCGTAGATCGCGCGGCCGGTCTGAAGATCGATCGGCTCCAGCATCTCCTGCTGCCACAGGGTCAGCTTGTAGAACTCGATGGCTGCGAAGCGCGCGGCCGCCACCGTGGCGGCCATCGAGGCGTCGCGCACGAACGGCATGATCAGCGGGGTCAGGTCGACGATGGCGGTCATGCGGCGGCTCCCTTGTCGCTCAGATCAGAGGGGCCTAGCTGCTTGTTCGGGCTCTCGTCGAGCACCGCCTCGGTATGGCTGGTGATGAACATTTGGAACAGCTGAAGGTAGGTCTGAGCTTTGCTCTCGCCGGCGGAGTAGTCGGTGTCCTTCTGGTGCGCCCGGAACATCACGTAGTCGAACAGCGCCGTCTGGTAGAGGTCGGGGACCGTGATCAGGTCTTGCAGGTTGGTGAAGTCGGCCGGCGTCGTGGCGCGGCTGACGTCCAGCTGGTTGGCCCCCGTCGACGGCGGGTAGATGTAGAAGGTCCGGGGCTGCTTGGGGTCGTAGACGTAGTGATAGGTGATGTCCGACCGCAGCGAGGCGTGCCAGTTCGGGTCCACCCGGTCCAAGTTCTCTCGGCTCACCACAGTCACCACGCGTCCTGGCGTGACGCCGTCGAGCCCGAGGTTGCGCTTGATGTCCAGCAGCATGAAGGCGCCGGCCGGCAGGGTCTGCTTGGTGCCGACGACCATCAGCAGCGGGCCGCTCACTTCGCCCAGCGCAGGGTCCATCGCGACCAGGGTGCGCTGACCATCTGACAGCCAGCGCAGGAGCTCGTCGTCGGTCCAACGCTTGGTCGCGAGCTCGTCGATCAGCTGCGTGCGGACGCGCGTGATGATGGTCTGTGCAGTGACGGCCATGCTGGGTCCTCATGCAAGAACGCCGGGACAACATCTGCTGCCCCGGCGTGCCTGTCTACGTCAGGGACCGACCTACTTATCGACGAGGGCGATAGCCCAGGCTTCCGGCTTGATCAGCTTCTTGCCGAAGACGTTCAGGCCGCGCACCAGCTGCCCGAAGTCGTTCGGGTTTTGCAGGCTCTCGGTCTTGGTGATCTGCGACGCGAAGGTCAGGGCCGATGTGTGCCCGGCGATCAGGACCCGGCGCTTCACAGCGGTCGGGTTCGGGGTGCCGTCGGGGTTGAAGCCGGCCGGGGCCTTCGGCAGCTGGTTCGACAGATAGATCGTGAACCGGTCGATGACGCCGAGCTTGCCGTTGCGCAGGATGCTCTTGTCGTCCCCAGTCAGGTAGGCCTGCTGGAGGGGCGACTGCATCAGGCGCAGCCGGGTGGCCGGGTCGATGATCAGCCAGCGGTCGGTGTCGGGGACGTTCTGCTCGTCGAGGACCGAGGCCAGACCGAGGATGACGTCGAGCACCTTGGTCGGCGAGGTCGACAGGTCGACCGGCACGGTGTCCGACCCGAGGACGATGGTCCCCGAGATGACGCCGGCGTTGTTGCCTTTGTTGGCGGCCGCGCCGTTGTTGTACTCTTCGAGCAGGACCAGACGGTCGATGGCGATGGCCATCTGCTTGGTCGCGTCGTCGGTGAACATGCTCATCAGGTTCGGCTTGGCCTGATATTCGAGCACGTCAGAGACGTTGACGCCGAAGTATTTCGCCCGATCGATCGGCAGTTCGACCGTGTTCGGGACGGGGACTTGGTAGTTCAGGTTCTGACCGACGGTGTAGTCGCTGATCGCAATCGTCGGGATGTTGTTGATGATGATGCTATCACCCATCCCCTTGATCTCGCCTTCGTAGGCGGTGTTGGCGATCTCACCGAAGACGGTGGTGGCGTAGAACTTCACGTTCAGCTTGCCGGACCACAGCTGCGGAATGAACGTCCGCGAGTAGGCCGGGTTGGTGTTGAACGGAGCCTGGACGGGCATAGGCATGGGGGTCGCTCACACTGGAGGTGGGGGTGTGCAGGCCCCCACCTCCAGTCGCCCGTCTAGCGGACGCGACCTTCGGCAAGAGCCCTGTCGATGTCGGTTTCGATGCGCTGGGCTTCCGCCATCCGACCGCGATACTCGCCCCTGGCGAAGTCTTTGTAGAAGGTGTCCATCTCGTCCACCGTCCACACTTTCTTGCCGTCGTCTGGGACCACGATTGCGGCCGTCCGGGCTTGGCCGGGCGACACCTGGGTCGCGAGCTCGACCTGCGGATCGATGGGCTCTTCGACGGGCTGCGGGGCGGGCGGTGTGGCCTCGGCTTTCCAGGCGTTGAAGACCTTGGCGGTGCGGTCCACGTCGAACGCGAAGTAGGCGTTCTGGAGGATGTCGTTACGGAGGAGCCCGCTGAACCCGTCGGCCTGAAGCAACCACGTCTTGAAGGCGTCGTCGTTATCGATGACCTCGTAGTCGGGCACCA